TATCCCATACTTGGTCTATACAACCAGCAGCAAGTTTAAAGATGTCATCAATATCGGGATTTTCAGTAAGATTCTGTTGAATGAATACATCCAATGATGGATACTTCATTTTAATACCTACATTACCATCTAACTCAATTTTGTTAGTATGTCCGTCTGGTACAACTACTCCTACCTTATCTAATGGTATACTCACATCGACCTTTGTTTCATCATCATCTGGTGCAGTAATCTTAAATTCACTGACCTCACCAACTGCCTTAGATCTGATCTTAAGGAAGATATATTCAATCTCGAAAGTTGCGAGATCTTCAACTTTTCCTTTCAAACTGGTGCAGTTTTTAATAATTGTCTTCACTGCTTTAATCATCTCTTTGTCGTTATTCGACTCCATAGCGAGATAAAGCAATTTCTCCTCTTTCACTAGAAAGGGACGGTATGTTAACTTCTTGCCTGTAATAGGCAGTTCCATTTCATACTCAGGTATGGCTAACTTGGGTAAAGGCATAACGATTAATTATATTATCTTTATTTAGACACCATAGAAGGAAACATCTTTCTGCTCAACATCATATCCCATGATATTCGCACTTTCGTTAAAGAAGTTGATATGACGATCACCCGCATCAAAACGAGTACCCTCACCACCAATGGTATCAAATCTATATCTCTCATAATAGAAAGATATATCTAATTTCATAAGATCAGTTTGTCCATTATTAAAACTCATTGCTGACATATCGTATGGGAATGCTCCAAACATCTGCCATACACCTGTCGCTCTATTTAATCTCTGTTCGTATTGTCTGCCTGATTTGGTTATACCATTCCAGACAATATTGGATCCTAGCTCCCATTTAGATATTAAAATATTAGTTACATATTCATCGTATATTGTTACTCTATTCTCTGCATCACTAGCAGTATATTGCATCCACTTCTCAAATAATTCTCTATGTATTAGATCTTTTGTAACGATAAATGACACTTGTAGGTCTGTAGCAGCAGTATCAGTAGCAAAATTACGTTGCTGTCCTACATCTCTTATCTGACCAGTAGTAATTCTCTTTCCTGGAACTGTTACATCATCAGCAAAATAATTAATAGACTCCCACACATCTCTCTGTCTAGATCTTAAGATACGATCGTTCAGCATAAGTGCTTGGGGTAAATCTATCCTCACTGAGTACAGATTACTCCTTGCTGGTTCTTTCGCTCCTGTAGCTACTAACTCACGGAACTTTGTAAATCCATTTGCCATTACTTAAGTCTACTCCATATAATCCGACTAGGTACTTCCAACGTTTTCCCTAATCCAGGCGGTTGAATAACAAACTGTTCAACAGGTAGTGGAGTCATATCCTCCAACTCATTTTCAGGAACTATATACACACTGGTACATGAATTCATAAAGTATTTATGATGGCAACGCATAGGATATGAAATACTACCAGCAGCCCATGTATTTGCCATACTTTTCCTACTACTAGGTCTCAGATAGTGTAAATTACCACCTGAAAACTGCATATTATCGTAGTCTACATCAGTAATCCTAACCATAGGGAATGTATCCCAGAATGGTAGGTTAGGTGTCTGTGCTGAATAATTGAAAAATATAATATCACCCAGAGTGAATGCACCAGTATATGATTCCAATCCATACTGCAACTGCTCTCGGTACCATGACTTACTTTGCATGGCACCTCCTGCTAAATCTTTAACGTCTGTGAAAATACTCATACTCCTAGATGATGCTCCGTCAGTACCAAGAATGTCATTCTACGGTCTGCACAATATGCCCTCGCTGCTCTCCATTTTGCCTGATTAACAGTATATGTCTTTACCTCAGTTAAAAAGGTCTTAGACTTCTGTTTTTTACGTTTCGGTGGGAGAGTTTGTTTATAAGGTTTAATTTCGATAATGCTCTTTGCGAGTCTTCCGTCTTTTGTCCTCGCTTTAACATAGAAATCGGGATAATAGCGATGAGGACGGTTATCCACAGGACTACGGTAAGGTATGATAATTTCTTCACTTCCCCACTCCAATACGTTTACATTCTTGTCACACCAGTGCATGAATTTTTTTTCCCACAAACTCCTATAAATAATCCTAGTGGGATCACCTTTATACTTATGTCTATTTTGAGGTCTGTAGATTCCTTTATAAGCCATGACGTTAGTATTCCCAACAGCCAAACCGTTAGGAGCCAATAATCGCAATAGCAGAGAAGCTATTAAAGATGAAGCAGCTTTCCCGACGAGAGTGGTTGATTACCTTAAAATAGATATTTATGGTCACGAGCACGATGAAATGCTTGATACCATATATTTGTATCTTCCCAACAAGTTAAGTGAGAAATATACAGCAGAGTATAAGAATGTTACATTAGGTCCAGCAGGTGCAGCAGCAGTTGGTGCAGCACAGAAGATAGTGCAATCTGGTGGTGATTTTGAAGGTACATCATTTAAAGGTGAATTGAAACAATTCGCAAAAGCAGCAAAACCATCATTGGCATTTGGTGCTGGAGCAAAAGCAATTAGTGCAACAGTTGGTGTAACTGGACAAGGAATGAGTAGTTTAAGTGGAAATGACCTATCCGCACTTACTCAAGGTAAAATATTCAACCCTTATGAAGAAGCAATCTTTAGTGGCACGAGTTTCAGGAATCACTCGTTCTCATTCAAGATGCAACCAAGAAGTACTACTGATGTCCAGACCATATACCAAATAATCGACACGTTCAGGAAAGCAATGCTTCCTGGAAAGGATGGTAATAACTGGTTGACATTACCTGAGTACTTTAGAATCGCTGTGGTACGATACACCGATAATGGTAAGGATGAAACAATATCCAACCCAGGATATGGTTCAGGTGGGGGTATGTTAAGTGCATTAATGCAATTCCCAACCAAAATGGTACTAAAAGGTGTAGATGTAGATTTAGCACCTGATGGGAATTACTCATCACTACAATCTTGGACTCCAGGCAATAATTTGACCGATTTTGGTCCTGCGTCATATAACATGACTCTCAGTTTCCAAGAAACTCAATTCCTTACGAAGGAATCCTTTGATAGTGTCACATCAAGGAATAGTGGTTATTTCAACATTGGAACTAACTCATTCCCATATCCAACAGTTACCCCTCCTGGAACTCCTGCCCCAGCAAGGGAAAATCCCAATAATGACAGATCTAGGTCAAATCCTAATTATTGGGCAAATCGTAGAGCATGGAGAAGAGGTGGTAGACGCAGAACCGCCCCAGGAGCAACATCGAGGAGTGATACCTAATGTCAAATTACTTCAAATTTCTACCTGATGTCTATGTAAGGACATCCAGTTATAGACAGAATAATGTAGATCCTTATACTTTAGGTAAGAATCTCTTTAGAAGGATTAAAATCAGAGATAACCTAGAAGACTCTATTTTGGGTTTTACTCAATATACGATTCCAAACGGTTTAAGACCAGATCAGGTTGCATTGGAATTCTATGGTGATATGTCAATGGACTGGGTGGTACTACTGACCAATAATATCATCAATGTATATGAAGATTGGCCCATGGAAGAAGGGGAGTTATATGATTATCTTGTAAGTACCTATGGAAGTGATGATGAAGCAAATGCAATACATCACTGGGAAACTCAAAGAATTAAGGATACTCAAGGAAGAGTGGTTTTAAGGGAAGGGACTCAAGTGCCCGAAAACTTCACATATCGCTTTGCTGATGGTACCGTCTATGATAAGGAAGCAACCGTTAGACCTGTTTCTAACTATGAATACCATTCTGAGATAAATGAGCAAAAACGCAATATTTACCTTTTAAAGCGAGAATACCTAGGAGCGTTTGTAGAGGAATTTGAGTCATTAGTCCAATATCTTCCAAATCAAGAAACTGAAGAATTCGAGCAAATCAAGCTTTCTAAGGATACTGTCCAAGAGCAGTTTATCAACGTTAAACCAACATATAGCACAAATATCGGTCAGACCAGTTCTATCGAATTTGCTGCTCAAGAGGATTACTCATCTAAGATATTTGACACTTCTGGTGCTAGTATCGAAGAAGGTGACGTATTAGCAGATGGAAGCACAGTGGCAGTAACCACAGCAGGTCAAGTGGACAATACTACCAGTCAGAATGCATTTGGGTCTAGTGGGTATTAATACTTAGCGACCCCTACAGACAAAAAAATACCCCCGATTTTTTCGGGGGTTTTGCTTGTTCAAAAAGTCGAATAATATATCAACATCTGTACCAACGTATCTCTGACCACGACTTGACGTAGCCATCCACATAATATTCATCACCGTTGGATAACCTGCCCCAATGACCAGGTATCCACTTCTCATAATCAACTACTCTTTCACATCTCCTGTATCTGGGTCTATGATGGTGGTGATCGTACCTCCAATCTTGCCAGTGAGGAGACCCATGGGAATGTCCATGGTGGTAGGAATCCGCAAATGGCTCCCAAAACTCTTTCCATGTTAGTGCTTCTGCCTTAGCAGGAACCGCTAGTGGGAGTAATAGGAGCAAAAATGCGAATCGTTTCATCAGTCTTCGTTGGCTAGGGATGCAAAATAAGAAAGGTCTGGAGAATCCTCTGCCCCTTCTATTTCTTCTACTTTAGCACCAAACCCACTGGTTTTGGTGGGAGTAGGGTCCGCTTTAACAACTGGACTAGCAAGAGGCACTAAATCCTCTTCTTCCTCGTTGGTTTGTACTACAGGTCTTGCTGACTTGTTAAGCACAATATTCAGACGTGCTGATAACTCCTCATAACTCTTGAAGTTCTTAAGATCAGTAAACTCTTTAAGAGAATACTGTGACTTCCAGACCTTCTCAAGTGCATCATCTTCTAGTCCACCTAGGACTGATGGTGCATCAAATTCACTCTTATCATAGTTCCAGTATCCACCAATGGTCTGGATTTTAATCTTAAAGTTAGCACCCTTCCATAGATCGAAAGGATTTATTGGAGTTTCATCTTCAAACTGTGGTTGCATTGCTGATGCAATCTTGTCATGAATTTTCTTACCATACTTATATAAGAATACTTTACCTTCATTCTCAGGATGAAGTTGATCCTTAACAACATAGATGTTACTATAATAAGAAAGCTTACGCTTTTGCTTACGTGCAGTATCTTTGTCTGCATCTAGTCCACTATTCCATAGTGTCCTATTCAATTCACCTACAGGATCCTTTTGGTTAAGTGTGGTGAGAGAATTCTCAATGTACCAACCACCTGGTCCTTGAAACGCATGACTCCATACCTGTGCCCAAGGAAGATCTTCTCCATCTGGCTCTGGTAGGAAACGGATAACAGCATAACCGTTACCTGATTTGTCCACTTCTGGTTTCCAGAGTCTTTCATCTGGACCTCTGCCCTGAGGCTTGGACATGTTTTCAATCTGTTGTGTAAGCTTTGCAAACTTACCAGACTTACTCTTTAGACTTGCAAATGACATTCGTATTTGTCTCCGAATTTGTATTGTGATATTGCTACTGGATTATAGTAGCATACTATTTAGGCTGTGTCAACACCCTGTTCTCTGAGATCCTTTCTCCATCCTCTCAACTTCTCTTCCATGTGATCTAGTACCATAGTGAGATTCATTCCACCATTATACTGACCAGACATTAGGTCTATCTTAGATTTAATTTCTTTTGCTGAGTCATCATCCTGTAACTCATTCGCTGCTAGTTGTAACCGTGCATAGAATACCTTCTGCTTGGCAACCAACTCTAGGGTCTTCTCGATGTGATCTAGTCTCTCTTTAGGTGAGAAGTCTTGTAGTCCTGAAGACATCTTCAGTAGTTCAGTGTAACACTCTTGGATTTTCTCCAACTCTCCTTGTACTACTTCTGATTTAAAAAAGTCGTCTGTCATAAGTTTAGGATTCCTTTACTTGTACGTTTCATATAATTTAGTTGCTGTGCATCCCACTTGATCTTATCCTTTAATGGTTTAGATATCAGTTTGTTTACTGTCTCCACTTCTATCTCAAACTCTTCACATACAGATGCTACTGCTTCTATGTAATTTATAAGACCATTACTGTCTTTAACTCTTTGCTCTACTAAGGAAGTAAACTTTCCTTGAGTCATAAACTTCTCTTCAATTTCCTTCATTGATTTCCTCATGATAAATGTTAATCCAATCGACAAGGGTATCCATGAAAGGATTCTTATCATATCTCTGCTCTACTTGCATGCTTCCATCTTCAGCAACAGATAGAGTGACTAACTTATCAACTTCAATGCCTGTTAACTCATAGTACATGTAAGCATACGCTGCTTCTTGCACAAAGAATTTCTCTAAGTGCTCCACCTTCTTGAG